ACTGAATCGCGGTCTGGTTTGTCGCTGCCGTGGGGAGGGCGGTACCGGCCGTGATCGGCGCCGTGGTCTGGCCTCCGATGGTGACGGTGAACGTGCCACCAGTCGGAGCGCCGTTGATCGTGATGACCTGCACCGCGTCGCCGGAACGGTAGTACCGACCAGACACGCCGCTGTTGAAGTACGCGGGATACCCGATCAGCGCGCCAGCGTTGACGCCACTGTTGGCGTTGTACGCGTCGGAGACGAAGAACGGGCGACCGTTGGCGTCTACGGACATTGCGGCCTCGGGGCGAAGCAGTGGGTCAGCGGCGAATCCCGAGAACTGCATCCCGGGAACCGCGGCAACCTTGGCGACGCCGGTCCACAGGTCGGTGTAGACGCCACCGGCGTTGGCCGCCGTGGCACCGATGACCTGCGTGTTCGGGGTCTGCTTGAGGTAGTCGCCGAACGGGCCGGCGGCACCGGTCTTCAGGTCGAGGCCGTGAATCGCGGCATAGTCGAACGCGCGACCGATCGCGGACGGCAGATCCTGCGACAACTGGTCGTACAGACCGGCCGCGTTGGACATGACGACTTCCTGCGACACGGGGACCAGAAGGGCAACCTTCTTGCCCGTCATGACCTTGACGCCGACACCGCCCTGGGCGACAGGCTTGACGCCACCCTCAGAGACCCACCCTGCGGTGGGGATGTCCATGGGGACAGGGATCGCGGTGTTGGCCGAGACCGACAGCGGGACCTTGCGGGCCAACTGCATGACGGCCGAGGTCTCGGACGCCTTGAGGAAGATGGGACCTGTGATCGTTGGGGGCAACAGTGTGCCCGCAACGTTGTTGAGCTGAACAGCAGCCATGATGGCTCTCCTTGGTGTTTGGGGTTATCCGCGAGAGCCGAGTTGGCTCTGGAGGATGGATGCGAACTCAGCGGCAGGGTTGGCGGCTGTCTTCCCGTTGGCGCCGGACCCTTGCGAAAGGTCGGGCCGGGGGCCGCGCTTGCCAGTGAATCCGGCGTACTTAGTCTTGAGCGCAGCGATCGCGCCGTCATTGATCTCGCCGTCGTCGTCAATGAACCGTGCGAGGTTCAGGTCTTCGACAATCGAGTCGGGGTCATCGACGAGCCCCGTGAGGGCTGCCTTGACCTCGGCGCGGGCGACGCGCTGCATGGATGCCAATGCCCGTGTATCTGCTGCCTTCACGGCCTCCTGGGCACGCTCGTCTGCGGTCTT